GGTCGCCCGACTGCTGACGCCCACCGTCCGCAACGGCGTGACCTACTACAACCTGTTCGTCCCTGGCTACACCCGGATGTCCCTCGACGACATCGAGGCCACCATCAAGGCCGGTGAAGTCTCCAAGGCCCCCGACACGACCAAATAATTCCCACCATGAGCACCACGCCCAAATCCCAAACCCCCACCGCTGACCTCGTCGCGGCTCTCGCCGAGCTCGACAACGTCAAGGCCAACAAAGTAAACCCCGGCTTCAAGAACCGCTACGTCTCCCTCGACGCGCTGCTCGACGCCATCAAGCCGGTCCTCCTCAGCCACAACCTGGCTCTGATCCAGACGCTCGTCTCCGAGGAGGGTAAGGTCGGCATCAATACCGCCTTCCTCCACGCGTCTGGCGAACGCTTCGACTTCGGTCGCCTGATGGTCAAGGCCGAGGGTCTCGACGCCCAGAAGATTGGCGGCGCCATCACCTACATCCGCCGGCAGTCTATTCAGACGGCTTGCGGTATCTCCGTCGACCTCGACGACGACGGTGCCGTGGCGGCCTTTAAGTCTCAAGTGGCCGCCACTTCGATGAACCTTAACGCCACCCCTCGCCCCCTGACCAAATGAGCAACCCCAACGACCCCCTCGACCCGATGGCCTTCCTCAATAACGCCATCGCCAACGCCCACGCACAGAACGAACTGCTCGCCGCCAACGCTCGGATCCGTCAGCTCGAAGGCCGCCTCGAAGGTATGCGCGAGGCCGGTGACGCCATCTGGTACTGCGTCCGCCACGCCAAGACCGTCGACCCTGCCGAACTTCTGGAGGCCATCGAAGACTGGCAGGAAGCCCGTAATCATGGCTAAGGCCAAGTCCGCAGCCGATGCTCGGGCAACCCCTGGGCTAAAGTTGCAGACCCCATACGAGGCCAACAAGACCGACCTTCGCCTACTCTCCGACGCCAAGCGCTGGGAATACCTTTTCAGCCTGAACGTCTGGAAGCCCTCCAAGAAATGACACCTGTCCCCGCCGGCATTGAACGCATCGCCCTCACCGTCAAAGGCCAGTACGCTTTGCTCCTGCTCCTCGACGGCTATCCCTACGTTGAGATGACCGCCCGCAAGCACGCCGACTTTCTCTCCGACCTCGGGCTATGGAAGCGCAAGACGCACCCGTCCCTGGCACGATCACAAGTCCGCTTCTTTACCCTTGCCCCGACTGGCGAGATAAAGGAACTTACCTTTAACCGATGACCAACCGCGAAAACATTAAGCGCCTTGTGGAAAACATCACGGGCTCGTTAGCCACCGTCCAGCATATCGCCGGACGTTATGAACAGCACGACGCCGACATCATTACGCTCTCCGACCTGAACCGCTCGGCCATCACTGAGCTACAGGTCTTCTCTGATCACATTGAGACCGCTGACGAAGCCGCCCAGGTTAAACCCCTGCACGACCGGGTTCACGTCCTCGTCGTTCAGCTGCGCGTCCTTCGCAATACGCTTGAGGCTATGGAGAACGCCGCCGACAAAGCCCTTGAGGATGTCCGCCGTATCTCTGCCAGCGTCGAGGAGTCAAACCCCGACGACGACGCGCTCTAATTTCCACCACAACCCAACACCAAGAACCACACCACATCCATGCGTATCCCTCCCGACATCATCGCCCACCGCGTCCTTTACGACGGCATCCAGGCGCTCAACTACAGTGGCTCGAAAGAGCTGCTCAAGTCCCCGGCCCACTACCAAGCCTACCTCAACCAGGAGCGCGAAGAGACCAAGGCCCTCCGCATGGGCTCGCTCATCCACTGCGCCGTGCTCCAGCCCGAGATGCTTAACGAGAAGTTCATCACCGCCCCCGACTGCGACCGCCGCACTAAGGACGGCAAGGCCACCTACGAAGCCTTCCAGTCCAGCCTCAAGCCTGGTCAGACGGTCGTGTCCTACGAAGAGTCCGCCGAGTGCCACATCATCGCCTCTCACGCCAAACTCGCCCTTGAGCGGATGGGCGTCGAGTTCGAGATGACCGAGTTCATGTTCACCACCGATCACTGCGGCGTGCAACTCAAGTGCGCCATTGATGCTGTCGGCACCGACGGCTATCTCTACGACCTGAAGACCACCGAGGACGCGTCCCCTGCCGGCATCCTCAAGTCTATCCGGGCTTACCGCTACAACCTTCAAGCCTACTTCTACCGCCTATGCTTCGAGACCGCCTTCGAGCGCCGACTGCTAGGCTTCCGCTTTCTCTTCATCGAGAAGACCCCGCCCTACGCCACCGCTGTCGTGGAGATCGGGCCTGAGCTGATGTCCTACGCCTGCTCCGACTTCGAGAAGGCGCTGCAATCCTACCGCGAGTGCACGACCCTTAACGAGTGGCCGGCCTACGGTGACGCTGTCCAGGTTATCGACATCAAGGGCCCGTCTACCTCCACCGCCATCACCTTCGCCTAATACCATGAACACTAATAACCCGAACGATCGCCCGCCCTTAACCTCAATCAGCACCAATGGCAGCTACATGCTCAAATTGATTAGGCCCAAGATTGAGAAAATTAAGGTCTGGGAAGACGGCACCGTCTCCGCACGCCTCTTCTTCGTCGACGACAAGGGCTTCTGCCTGAGCAAGAACTTCTCGAGCAAGTACGGCAAGGCTCTCGCCATGCTCGTCGGCAAGTTCTCCGGCAAGTTCACCGCGGAACTTCGTATCGACGCGACCCCTGCCGAGTACCTGCAATACATCGACCCCGCCTGCGGACAGACCACTATTGTGGGAGTCGAGTGCGAGCCTAACGGCGAGTACAACGGGAAACCCCAATACAAGTACAAGATGATGTACAGCAAGGGCTCTCAAAAGCCGGTGATTAACAACATCGACCTAAGCGACGCCCCGCCCTTCTAAACGGCTATGACCGAAGCACCCACGCCGATGGCCGCCCCGACGCTCGTCCTGATCGCAGGGTTTGCCCGGGCGGGCAAGGACACGCTCGCCTCTGGCCTGCTCGAGTGGAGCACCCGCCCCGCCGAGCACATCAACTTTGCCGACGCGCTGAAGGAGGCCTCCAACCATTACCTCGATTACCTCGGCCTCGACGGCAGTTTCTTTAACGAGGACTTCAAGGTCGAGAACCGCGACTTCCTCGTCAACGCTGGCAAGTTCGCACGGCGCCTCGACAAGGACGTCTTTGCCCGACACTTCGCCAACTGGTGCCCGGTGATGAAGCACCACGATCAGGTCGCCCCCGAGACCGTGGTCTGTTCCGACTGGCGCTACATTAACGAGCTGCGCGTCTGCCAGGACATCCTCTGGGAGAAGGGCTGGAAGGTGCGCACCATCTATGTAGCCACCGCCGGCCTTGGCCCCGCTAACGACGAAGAGCTCGACAGCATCGCCGAGATACGCGCCTCCCACCTGTTCGACCAGGAGTATATCTTCAAGCCAAACGCCCGTAATCAAATCATGTCCGAAGGTCGCCTGCTCGCCCGCTCATGGAAACTCTAACCGCCGACACCCTGGCGTGGGCCCGCAAGGTCGGCCTGTCCCCTGATCGCGTCGCCTTCCTCGCGGCCTGCCCCAAATACACTGTCAGCAAGGGCCATCGCAAATCCGACAAGGTCATCACCGACAACCCTAACCACCACCTTCAGCGCCTCGGCGACTGCTACTGGTTCCGCCTCCGCCGTCGCGGTACCGACATCGTTGAGAACATCGGCAGAGACCTCCTGACCGCCCGCAAGCGCCGTGACGAGATGCTCGAGGCCTTCGACGCCGGCAAGCCCGTCCCCTACATCAACACCAAATGAGCACCCCGACCCGCTTTGTGGCCTTTGGCGATAACCACGGCGATATGGTCGACCATGAGGCCACCGACGCCCTCTGCGAATTTATTAAGGACTACAAGCCCACCGTCCGCGTCCACCTCGGGGACTGCTTCGACTTCCGATCCCTGCGCCGTGGCGTGGGCAACGATGCCGAAGGCGCCGAGTCCCTGATGGCTGACATCCAGGGCGGAGAGGAGTTCCTCGCCCGCACCAAGCCCACCGTCTACCTGATGGGCAATCACGAGCACCGGGCAGTCGCCCTCCAGCATACCTCGGGCTCGGCCATCGTCCGCGACTACTGCGCCGACCTCGAGGCCCGCATCAAGACCGCCGCGAAGAGCTGCGGAGCCAAGACCATCCTGCCCTACCACGCCGAGAAGGGTGTCTACCGCCTAGGCCCGGTCGCCTTTGTTCACGGCTACGCTCACGGCATTAACGCCACCCCCGAGCAGGGTAAGCACTACGCAGACCGCGGCGGCGCACTGATCCACGGACACACCCACACCTTGAGCCAGGTTAACTTGACCAAGGCCGAGGGAGGCGCCGCTTTCTCCGCTGGCTGTCTCTGCCTTAAGGAGGCTATGGCATACGCGTCTCACCGCCTAGCCACCTCACGATGGGGCTCGGGCTTTGCAGCTGGATGGGTCGACGGCCACGACTGGAAGGTCTGGCTCGTCCACAAGGTCGGCAAGTCTTGGATCTGGCAGACCGACCTCAAGGTTTACACCCCTAAAAGCAAATGAGCCGAAAAGGACAGAGGCTGCTTTACTCCCGCGTCGGCGCTGACCCCATACTCAAGGCCGTCATGGCCGACATCCATATGCAGGCCGTAAAGGCCGACAAAGGTTTCCTGACCCGTGCCGAATGGGCCGCCAAGTGGAACCTCGCCGCTAATCATCAGGCATCCATCTACGTCGACCGCGCCGTCAAGATTGGCGTCCTCGTTAAGAAACGCTTCCGCGTCATCACGAAAGGCCGGATGCGCCTCCTCGACCATTTCGGCCCACCCGACAAACGCAAAGCCTCTTGACCTCGGGCACCCACGCCCGCACACCTCCCAATCTTCTTCCATGACTCCTCCGAACAACGTGCCGGCGGAACGCCACCTC